AGTTTATGGATTGCTTTTACATGAAGCTGTTCATATCTGGCAAATAGTAAAACGGAGAATGGGTGAGCGAGAGCCTAGTGTGGAATTTGAAGCTTATTCAATTCAGGCAATCGCTCAAGACCTATTTGAAATGTTCGAAGCTAGTGAGGTAAATCATGGGATGGAAGGGGAAAAAGCCGACTAGTTTTAGTCTTGATGTGTCTAAAGCAGCAGAAGACCATGTAAAGAATATTGTCATGGATACCGTGCAATCCTTAGTTAATTTAAGTCCTGTTGATACTGGAGCATACCGTGCTTCACATATTGTTTCGGTTGGATCTGCTGATTTCGGCGTGCGTGAACCTGAAACAAACCCAATTCAAGATGCAGCTATTCAAGCTGTAAAAATTAAATTGGGTAATTTGGTCTATATTCAGAACAATAAAGCTTATGCACCCCGTTTAGAAAACGGTTGGTCTGATCAAGCGCCACAAGGTATTTATGGCCTCACGTTTAATTTTATTTCTCAAAAGTACGGTGGCTAAAATGGCAATGACTTTAGAGCAGACTAGGCAAGCTATTATTGATCGCATGCAAAGCTTTAGGGGTATTGCTCAAGAACGGATTCAGTATCCAAATGCACCTGACTTTACTGTTCCAACAAAAGGTGTATGGTGCCGTTTAACGATTGCAGGTGGCCCGAGTTTTACCTCAGGCATTGCAGATAAACCATGTACTCGCCGTACCGGTAATATCATGATTCAATGCTTTGATCGACTTCATGTGGGAGAAAAAGCTTTAACGGTTCTTGGCGATGCTTTACTGGCACATTTTGAATATTTCACAATCGAACACTTAGAATGTTTGAATGGTCAATCTATTTATGCGGGTAAAGATGCTGATTTCATTCAGTATAATGTGAGCATTGGGTACAAGGTGAATTGATATGTCATGTATGCTGACTTTAGAAGAAATCGAAATTAAACGGCAAGAACTGGAACGGCATCTTGAAGATGTTATGTCTGTTGAGTTGAGCAAATGGCAATCTGAAAACAAGCTATGTGTTTCTGATGTGAATATACGCTTGGCTAATGTTGTTAGTCTCGGAGGGCCTAAACATAACGTTGTTACTGGAGTAAGTGTCGATTTAGATAATGAGCTTTGAGTTCAAGAAAAAGCTACAGCAAGGCGATTATTTTTAATGACCTCAGCATATTATCATTTGAGATTACATTCTGTTACAGTAATAGAAATTTATAACAAATGGTAAAACATGAAAAAATCAACTTTAGGCTGGGGTGCCGCAGGATTAGTAGCTTTAGGGATTTTTGGTTCAGGCAATGATAACTCTCCAAAACAAACTTCAGATTCAGAAAATGCACAGAGTGCAGTAGAGGAAGTTATCGAATCAAAATATATCAACACTAATTCTTTAAATATTAGAGATAAACCAAACGGTCACGTAGTAGGCAAGTTAGGACGTGGAGAAAAAGTTGATATTTATGAGACGAGAGGAAACTGGGCACGTATTTCCTTAAATTCCTCATCACCTCAGTGGTTATCAACAAAGCTATTATGTGAAACGGATGGTTGCTTTAAACAAAAGTCTCGATCAACCACGTCAAATAATTATCAGGCCTTAAAATCTCATCCTCATCATTCTGAAAGAAAACAGAAGAAAACCTACTACGATAGTGATTGTTCATGTGCTGTGGTGGATTATTGCGTGGGTCCTAGAGGTGGGCACTACTGTATTACGAGTGGAGGAAACAAGAGATATAAACCTAGATATTAACTAATTTGAATTATGAGACCTCCATTTTGAGAGGAATTTTATGTCTTATTTACTACCACCTCATCGGTGGTTTTTTTATGTCTATAGGAATCACTTATGAGCAATCATGTTTTTAAGCGTGGTGACACATTCAACTTAAATCTGCAGCTAGTTGATATGGATGATGCACTGCAATATCCAGCCAATGATGTACGTCGAGCGATCGATTTAACGGGATATACCTTTACTTCGCAAGTTAAAACTCTCGATGGAACCGCCGTAGCAACGTTGACTTGTGCAGCGTTAAGTCAAAGCACTCAGAAAGGCTGGCTCAATATTAAATCAGGAACAAGTACTGCTACATGGCCTTTAGGCTTGTGTCAGATGGATATCAAAGCCGTCGTGGGTGGTGTGACTCAACATACCGAGACTCTGACTTTTCAGGTAATTGACGGGGTAACTGCATAATGGCAAATCTAGTCTTTAAATATTCTTGGGATCATCGGCCTTATCCCTATAACTCAGCTCAAGGTAAGCGGCAATTTATGCTGCCTTTTGCTTCGGGTATTCCAAATTTGACACCTGATTGGACACAGGTTCAAGGTGCTGGTACTGCTGCTACAGGCACTTTAACGACTTCAACGACTGATGGTAACATTGGTAGAGTAATGAGAGTGGGGGATTTTGGTATTGGAGCCAAAAGCGGTATTCAATTTAGTAATCCTACAGAACAGGTCCCTATGCCGAATGAATGTGGCTTCTATACTGTTGGAACGAATACAGCAACGTTGAGAGCCGGGTCATGGATGGTTTCAGGCTTTTCTCAAAATGCTATGGGCGGTTTAGGTATTGTGCCATCAAGTGGCGAAGCATATATTGCCTCATACCATAACGCTACAAACGTTTTTAATCTATTCACGATTAGAACAACAAAAAATACTACTGTTGATGCCAACGGTTTTATCAAGGCAGCTTCACCAATTGTAAAGCTCTTTGCCAACTCAATTGAACTGAATGAGGATGCCAAAGATCAGGAAATCACATTTGAAAAGTTGGGTACAGGCGATTACTTGATTAAAGGATCATTAGGCTTTGCTCAGGAAGGTTGGTATATCGAAATTCCTAAAGATGCCAATGGTAATACAGTCGTGGCAGTGCTCTATGAAACATTAGAGAACGGTGATCTTTCAATTAAAACCTACAAGCGAAAGTTTGACTTTGATATTGCTGCAGTCGTGGCTGACCTGGACAATCCGCTTGATATTCCTACTGGGCGTTGGATTGACATCCGTCTGCATGAAGAGCCTGTGCCGGAACCTGAAGAGCCTTTGAGTGAAACACCAGTTGAGTTCCAGCCTACTAACTTATCTCAGGCAGTAGCTGCAGCAATGATTGGTGTGGAACCGCCAGAAATCTCCGACACAGATGCAACACTTTAAAAACCCGCAAATTTAGCGGGTTTTTTTACGCCCATTTTTTATAACTTCCCGCTGATGAAGCGGGTTTTTTATGCCTAAATTTTGGAGAACTATAAATGAGTTCAGGCGCAAAAATTCGATTATATGCTTGTGAAGAAGCAGTTTTAGGAACGACCCCGGCAAATCCAGTTTGGTACACCGTTCGCCGTGTCAGTGATGGTTTATCTGAAAACGTCTCAACTGAAGAAAGCAGTGAAGTGGTGGATTCACGCTACCGTCAAGGCGGTGTGGTCACAGAAGCTGAAGTAGCTGGTCAGTTAGAGTTTGAATTGTCACTTGGTACCTTTGATTTATTCTTAAGTGCTTTAGCTTTCAATAACTGGGCAGCAAACAGCTTAACCATTGGTGGTACCGTACGTAAGTCATTAACGCTGGTTAAAGTTTTTGAAGATATTGGGCAGGTGTTTATCTACCGTGGTGTGCAGGTAAATACCGGTGAAATCACCATTCAAACAACTGGGAAAATCACAGGTAACTTTGGACTTGTTGGTAGCTCATTTACCCGTCAGCAAGTCAATCCTGTCACTAATCCTATAGCGGCTTCAACCCGTCCATTGGTCAGTATGCCAAACGTGGAAAACTTGCTTATTAATGGTCAATCAATTCAAGGTAAAGCGTGCATGCAATCGCTTACGCTTTCAATTAATAACAACCTTGAAGCAATCCGTTGTATCGGCTCAGGCAAATACACACCAGAGTTCTACATTGAAAAGATGATGGATATCGAAGCAAATGCTTCCTTCATGTTTTCAGCAACATCTGCTTCTTGGATTGATGCTATTAAAACCCGTGATGTATTTACATTGACTTTCGATATTAAAGACAGCAAAGGCAGTAAATACTCGTTTAACTTCCCTCAATTAGAAGTGATGGAAGCCAATCACCCTGATGGTGGTGGCGATGACATTATTACAATAGATATCAATTTTGCCCAAGTGCGTACCAGTCCAACGATTGTACGTGCTCTCGTGTAATCAGCTTATTCAGTAACAAAGCCTATGGAATCCCATGGGCTTTTTTATTTCTAAAAATTAGAGGTTGTTATGGCTTTAAAAGTCGGAATTATTAAAAGCTCAGACGTATCAAAATGGTGTGAATACAAGGGTGCTGATGGCGATGTACAGGCTGAGTTCAAAGTCCGTGGTATCGCTTATAAGCCTTTTCAGGTAGCTATTGAACGGGCAGGAAACCAGATCTCGTCTAAAGGCTATGATGTGATGGTCAAAGATGAAGATGCCAAGCTTTACCACGAGCTTTTAATGGATGCATGCGCGGCCCACTTAATCGAAGACTGGAAAGGTGTGGTATTTGCCGAAATCGTAGACGGTAAAACTGTTGAGTCCGAAAAGCCATATACACCTGAGAATGCCTCAAAGCTTCTTAATCTTGGTGATATTGGTATTTCAATCTGGCTATTCATTAAAGAACAGGCCCAGAAGATTCAGGAAGACGCAGACAAGGACAAGGCTTTAATTCTGGGAAAGTCATGGAGCTCTACAAATACCAAAAAACGTATGCGTCGAAAACGCCGCACGAAATCGAGCAAATCAAGTTCTTAGGCGGCCGTATTCCGGATCCGCCAGAATATTCGTATGCGGCTGATTCAATTCTTTCGGCATTTAGCACTATATGTCGATCCAGACGTTATGAGCAAAGCATACCGTTATCTTTAGATCAGCAGGCTATCAATGTCTATGCTGAGCATAATGATTTGCCAGTGGCTGCTCATATTTTTAATGACTGTATTTTTGCGTTGGATAATTTGTTTTTGGAGGAGTGCCATAAGAAGATATCAACCAAAAGCAAAGGTAAGTGACCAAATTAGGTATTGCCAGGGACTGAAAAGCCTAATTTGGTCAAAACGTCAAACAATTAAGCAGTTGCTCTTAAACGCGACTCAAAATAACGCAGTCGATGTTACAAAATACTTGATCTGGATTGACAGAAAATTACCTTTAAGGTGTTGCGCGTGATTATCAAATGATGAATAATCACCTTACCGTCAATATTTGACGGTTCAGCATTCTTTTACTCTTTCCAAGAACCTTGGTGTTTGCTTGTATGTGTTTAACATTAACTGAAGCTAAACAAAAACTTAGAGCATTTGCTAGAGATACTAGCAAAATCAAGTTAACTGCACATGCAAAAGAAAGAATGAAAGAACGCTGTATCTCTATGAAGCAAATTATTTGCTGTTTTGAGCATGGAGATATTACTGAGGGGCCGTACCCAAATACTCGTGGTGATTGCCAGTTAAATGTTTCTGTTCGCACTGCAGGCGAATACATAACAACAGCTGTTGCAATCAAGCAGAGCGAGAACGGTGAATTCTCAGTAGTAGTCACTACATTTAGAGAGTAGGCTAAATTATGTATCACTATGAAGAATGCGGTCTGAGCAATATTTGGCTGCGCAATGGATTTACAATTGAAAATGATGAAGACTATGGTGAACTCGTATCTATTGAATCTGTTCATGAGCTTCATAATGCCATTGGGTTGTTCTTAATTACGCAAAAGCCTGACTTGAATGGTGAGGAAATTCGTTTTTTACGTAAAGAACTAAACTTGTCACAGAAGAATCTTGCTGGGCTTTTAGGAGTCAGTGAGACTAGTATTAGACATTGGGAAGCTGATCGCGGTTTAATTGGTAAACCTACTGAGCTATTACTTCGTGCATTATATAAAGAGCATGTTCAAGGTGATGGCAAACTAAGAAGTATGATTGAGTCATTAAATCATCAGGAACGAACTTTAGTACCAAGTGAAATTAGTTTTTCATATGGAAATAACCATTCATGGCATCAAACCAATTGTGAAATAGCTTAGTTAGTTTTATTTGATAGAAACCACCTTCGGGTGGGTTTGCTTTATGTGACATTTAGTAACCAGTTTGTTAAAGTTAGTACACTTTATAACAAACGGTAAAAAACCATGAAACAAGTCATTTTAAGTCTTTTATTAGTTTTAAGCTCATTAAGTGTTGCGGAAGCAGGTAGAGGCAGACAACCGTGCTCTGGTAAGAAAGGTGGGGTAAGTCATTGCAATGGTAGTAAGTTTGTTTGTAATGATGGTTCCATCAGTGCTTCTAAAAAGATCTGCTCTAGATAGGTGATGTGATGGGATTGAATTTTAGAAAAAGTATAAAAATTGCTCCTGGAATCCGTGTCAATGTTAGTAAAAAAGGGCTATCAAGTGTTTCTGTGGGGGGGGAAAGGTGCACGTGTAAATGTAAGTAAGAAGGGTACTCGCACAACAGTAGGTATTCCAGGTACTGGCTTATCTTATTCTAAGTTCTCTAGTTATACTAAGAAAACAACACCTAGAAGAGAACCTGATTTTAATAATCCAGATAATGTATGGGGTTACCCTAAATCTGAATGGATAATCTGTGGAGTTATTCTATTTATAGCTTTAATAATTTTTATTTGGATTATTAGCTGATTTTTAAATTTTGATATTTGATAGGTTTATATATGAAAAAGATTGTTTTATTAAGTTTGGTTTTTGGGATGGCCGGTTGTGCGACAACAGCTAATTTTTTTGATATTCATCCAACACCTGTTAGTAATTCAGGTTATTGGACTGGTCAATTTGATCGGTTGGTTGGGACTTTAATACTAGAAAGTGATGGGACGGGTGTAATTTGCCAAGACCACCTAGGTACAGCTAGGGTAATGTCTGTAAAATTATTAAATGATAGACTCTATTCTCAGGATGGGACTTACTGGAAAATAAGTAATTTCACTCCAACATCTCTTGAGCTTAATTATGCGCTTGGAGGAGGATATAAAATGATAAGGGACAATGGGCTTAAATTCGCTTCACCAGCATGCAAAGATAAGCTAAACACAAAGTAATAGTTGTTCGAGAGAATTAACTTGACTAAACAGAATATTAAATGTGATTGGCTGAATAGATATGATATTGGATGACTATCTGGGGCATGCCGCTAATAGCAAGAAACTCGCACAGATTGCTATTAAAGAAAGGCGTTTTGACGATGCATGGAAACATTTAAACCATCAAAAAGATTACTATTTAAAGCATGCTAGTAGGATGGGTTTTTCTAAAACAGAAACACTGGTTATAGACTCCTCACCACATGAAGATATGGCAAATGTCTTAAGACTAGAGGGCAAGCATAAGAATGCTTTAAGCAGTATATCTTACACTTATAAGGCGGCTTATACAGCTAATCGACCAATTATTACATTAGAGAAAAAATTAGAGGCTTATTACAATCGAGCCTATAAAAAACAGCCGTTTAAAAAATTTTTATCGTTACTTAAGGCTCTACCCAACAGTGACTATATTTCTGTTCGAGATTTAGTTGAAATTTACTTCCCTTTATCTCCCAATGATGATGAGGTGGCTCCAAAAGAGAGGAATTTGAGTGAACAGGAAATTAAAAAGGTAAATGATAACTTTTTGAAGCAAAGATCTACCGCTCGCAGTAAAGAGCATATAGGTATTCCACCACCACTGAGCAATAAGCCGGTTAAGGCAGTCAAACCAAGCTACCCTGAACCCAAATACCCAACGAAAGTTATTGAACCGCAAAATGATAATAATTTGATTCTTGGCTATCCAGCATCTGAATGGATAATAGGATTAATGGTGGGTGTAGCATTGTTGATCGGGTTGATTTGGTTGCTATCGTAATTAAAAAAGCACCCTAGGGTGCTTTTTTTTCATCATCATCTTGATCTAGGCTTTGTCCTAAAGCATCAAAAACAGCTTTAGCAGCTATTTGGGCTAGGCGTTTACGCTCCTCAGCATCTCCAATAACCAGATGTGAGGTATCTTTATCAAAAGAAAGGAATGGTTTTGATGCTGACTCAGACCGAAAACTGTGTTCTAAACGAGCAATAATCTCTTGATTCATCGAACGAGTATTTTTCTTAGCTTCGTCAGCGATTTTGTCTCTCAGTTCTTCTGACCAGCGTAGATTGTACTGGACTGTGAGATGACCACCATTTTTACTCATGGAAATAAACCATATACCGCAAATTTAACATAGATATTAATTCTATTATTCGGGTATTGACAATACTACCCGATTAATTCTATATTTAATCATACCCGATTGATAGGAGTATAAAATGGGAGTGTTATCGAAACCACAACGCAAGATGCAGTTTAACTTGCGAATTGAACACGAGCTTCATGAATGGTTAAAGAAAGTAGCAGAGGAAAATGAAAGACCGGTTAATTATGTAATTAATCAAGCGATTAAGAATATGCGTAAAGAAATTGAAGGTGCGAAAGCATGAAATCAATAGACAACAAAAAAGCCCGTGATCTTGGCGGACAGGGCTTGATTGAAGTCGCAATCTACAGGAAAGACAACATGTCTAATTTAACACAAAACTTTTTAAATCCAAATAATAAGCCATTAGTTATTGGTGATTTTACCATTCGCCAAGATGAAGAAGGCCGTTTTATGTTGGGTGACCTTCATAAAGCAAGTGGTGGTGAAAAGAAACACCAGCCATCTAACTTTTTAAGAACTGAGCAAATTAAAGAGTTAATAAATGAAATTGACCACTCTGCAAATTTGCAGAGTTCAGATAATGACCACTCCTCAAATATGAGGAGTGCTGTAAAAGTAGTCAATGGTGGTGACAACAGAGGAACATATGTAGTTAAGGAAATTGTTTACGCATATGCAATGTGGATTAGTCCCAAATTCCACTTGATGGTTATCCGAGCTTACGATTCACTTGTGATGGAGTGGTTGCTTAATGGAAAACAAACTATCTCACCAGAACAAGCTGGCATTCTTTATAACATTGTTCATACAAGAGCAAAAGGTAATAAAAATTTGATTGTGCAAATGTGGAGTCGTTTAAAAAACCACTTTAAATACTCAGCAAGTTACCGAGAATTACGAGCTATTCACTTTGAGGATGCTAAGCATTATTTAGAAGTTATGGATTTAAGGGCAAAGCCAGAGGAAAAGAAACCTCAAGATCCTTTATTTGATAAAGACGCCTATGAGCTGGTTCGCAAACTTACTGAAGCAGTCATCATAGAAAATGATGAAATCGTTCCAGTTCTGCTGGCTGTAAAAATGCTTGATGTGAAGAAGTTCGCGTATTACTCACACTTAGTAGTGAAAGCGAATGAAGCAGCACGAGATATTGCTAGATTGTTGGATTTCAGGAACCTACAAAATGAGCCGTTGATCGATGCAGACTGTTCGGTGATAGCCATGTCTAATGGACAAAGATTTCTAGCACGACCGAACTGGTTTAACTGCCCAGCTTAGTAATTATTTTTAAACAGAACCCACTCATTTGAGTGGGTTTTTTAATACCCAAAACAAAACCCCAGTAGCGCTAACTACTGGGGTTTTTCATTCCACCCACCGACGAAAGTAAGAGGAAAGTAAATCTATATGGAGCATTTTAAACCAATAGTGGAGCTTATGAAAGTGTCTATTGAAAAGTATGGCTTATGGCAGACAATTATTGCCTTTTTAATTTTGTTTTCCATACCAATTCTAATCTGGAAATTACCTGAAATCATTGCAGCGATTAAAGCCTAAAACCGACCTATCAATGGTCGGTTTTTTATTACCGAAATTTTGGAAGCAAATATGACGGATAAATCCAAATGGTTTGTTTTTAAGAAAAATGATCAAGTTTTTGGATGTTTCAGGATTAAGCCTTTTTCTGATCCTGAATTTGGTGAGGCCTATAAAATGCTTTGTACCAAAAAAAGTATTTTTAGAATGAGTGCCATGCTATCAGCCCAAGAGTTTGCCAAAATTATCGCAACTCATCTTATACAGGATTGGGAAAATATTGAACTTTCAAAAACAGGAATAGCTGGTGAAAAAGAAACGCGTTATTCGCCAAAATCAGCTTATCAATTATTAATGTATGGAGATCTAGGGGCTGAGATAACTTCATGGATCTTGGAAAAGTCAAAAAGTATTGCCTAGTTAAGTCTCGATTTATTGCCGCCGTTTATGGCGGTTTTTTATTACCTAGAGGAAAGTCAAATGGCTCAAGAAGCTCGCTTAGTAATTGTTATTGATTCGGAACGTGCGAAACGCACTGCACAAGACTTATCAGTTGAATTGGATAGCATCACCAAAAAAGGGGATTTCGCCTCGAAATCTATGGACCGGATGTCTGTAGCAACTCGTGCACTAGCTGGGTATATGGCTGGGCTAGTAACAGTAAGTTCTGCCATCTCAAAGATGGATACATATACTGGACTACAAAACCGCCTTAAGTTAGTCACTAACAATCAAGTTGAACTAAATAAAGCAACGGAAGACACTTTCCGAATTGCTCAAAAAACCTATTCAGCTTGGGATTCTGTGTTACAGGTATACCAGCGTTTTAGTGATAATGCCAAAACTTTAAACCTCACAATGGATGACACAGCACGTTTAACTGAAACAGTTTCTAAAGCTGTAGCAATTAGTGGTGCAAGCGCAGAAGCTGCTGATGCAGCTTTAGTTCAGTTCGGGCAGGCCTTGGCTAGTGGAACGTTGCGTGGAGAAGAACTTAATTCTGTAATGGAGCAAACCCCAGCATTAGCTAAAGCAATTGCTAAAGGTATGGGTATTACTGTAGGTGAATTACGTTCAGTAGCTGCTGAAGGAAAAATCACTTCACAGGAAATCGTTAAAGCACTTAAAAATGTCCAAGATGAAGTTGATACTCTTTTTGCTAAAACTGACATTACAATTGGTCAATCATTAACTTTACTTAATAATGAAATTACTAAATTTGTAGGAGAGGCTGGTAAAGGAAGCGGGGCAGCACAGGCTTTATCAGGATCGATTCAGTTATTAGCAAATAATTTGAATTTAATTGCAGACAGTGCATTTGCCATTGGTATTGGCTTAATGACAAAAGCTGTTTTAACAAAAACGGTTGCTGTACAAGCGAGTATTGCTGCGTCAACCAAACAAGTGTTTGCCACAATTGCTGAACGTAATGCAAATATTGCAGCAGCAAAAGCTGAAGTGGAATCTGCGCTTGCCGAAGCACAAAGTACGCAGGTGACACTAACGAACATCAAAGCTACTCATGCTCAGATCATGGCAGAAATAGAACTCGAAAAAGTTCGTTTAAAAGCCCAAATCACTGAACAAGGTCGCACGGCTACCATCACACGAATGGCTCAGCTAGGACGATTACAAGCTCAAGTTGCGTTGGAGGTTGCTGCCGCAGAAACAGCTCAATCAGCATCATCTGCAAGATTATCAGCAGCCTTAACAGCGCAATCTGTTGCTACTAGCCGTTTAGCTTTAGCAAAGTCAGCGCTTATGGCGATTTTTAGCCCAATGGGTTTAGCAATTGCAGCAACAGCCGCATCTTTCTATCTACTAAGCAGCAGTTCGGATGAAGTCAAAGAGTCTCTTGCAACACAATCTGACTCGGTTAGTGATTTAACAGATAAGTACATAAAGTTAAATACTGTGCAAGCATTAACAGAGGGTGTGCGGTTACGCAAAGAGATTGAGCAGCAAAATGATGCAATTGATGATGCTAGTGGAGCTATCAAACGTTTTGCTTATATCCAAAAGGAATTATTTAAATTATCTGGCAGTGATTATGAAGATTATCAAAATGCCATTAAGTCTATTGCTACAGGTGCAAGCGATGCAGGTGATCTCTTAAAAAAGATGATTTCATCTGGTCGTTTTAGTCAGACTCAAATTGATAAACTTATTGAGTTCTCTAGTGCAGTAGCAGAATCAAAAAATAAGATTGAGCAGGGTAATACTGCTCTAAAACTCTTAAATGCTACTTCTGGACAACATGTTGAGGTAACGGCCAAATCAATTAAGCAATTAACAATTCAAACAAACTTAACAAAAGTAGCTACTCAAAATTTCACTGACATGAAAACACAAATGCTTGATTCACTAAGAGCACAAGTGGAATTCATTCGGTTAAATGGTGGTAGTGAAGAACAAGTTAAATCGTTGAGTAAGGTAATTCAGGCATATTCTTTAAATCAAATTTCAGCAACTGATGCTGTGAGTAAGTTCAACAGTACCGCCAAAGTTCCGGTTGATAACATTAAGAAATTGCAAGAATATGCCATTAAAACGGATCAGTCTAAAATTGCGTTAAATCAGGCTAATGCTGAGCTGAAGAAACAAAACGACTTGCGTAATGAGTACCTAAAACAACATCAAACTGTACTTGGTGCTCAACAAGGAGAAACAAATGAATTAAATAACCAAGTCGCTGCACAAGAAAAGCTTAATAAATTACGAGACAATGCCAACAAAGATAATCTGAAAAATGATTTTCTTATAAAAAACACTAAGGCATTTGGTGGTGGCGAAAAGGGTCTTGATAAGGCGCGTGCGGCATCAGAGTTTTATACCGACAATAAAATTCCGATGACTAGAAGTTTAACTGGTCAGGAATATGCAATTTTTGAGGCTTGGTATAAGAAGCAGAAGGAAGTCAAGGACTTACAAGAAAGTATTACCGAATCTAGCAGAAAGCAAACAAAAGAGGTTGAAAAACAAACCAAAGAGTCTGCCAAACAAGCTGTTCTACTTGCGGGGAATAATGAGCGAGTGAGAAATATGCTTCGGGTTTACCAATCCTTCCGTAATGCAGGCTTAGGCGATAAACAAGCTCGTGTAATGACAGCTCAAGTTGGACGAGAGACTGATTTTAGAAATGAGGCAATGTTTGGTAGTCACAAAGATGCCAATAATGGTTATACCAACACAGGATTTTTATCATGGCAAAAAAGTCGCTCAACTAAATTAATGCAGTCTTTACAAGGGCAAGGAGTCTTGGATAAAAACGGTAAAATCCAGCAAACTCAAGATGCATTGGATGCAATGGCTAAACATGCTGTGCAAGAGGCGATGACCGATAAAAGTTATAGTAAATCTAAAGCAGCTCTTCTTAATGACGATTTAGACTATCGAAGTTTAGAGAGAATCGTTGCCAAAAATTTTGTTGGCTGGGACTATGACGGGAAAAAGCTTGGCAAAGCTAAAGCTTCACAGCATTTAGCCAAACAAGACTCTTACTATAATCAGCTTAGTAAAATTTTAGGGGATAACCCCGAAGCAGCCTCAAAAGCAATCGGCGATCTTTCAAAGTTTGAAGATGAAGCATATAAGGCACGTGCTAAAACTCTTGAGGAAGTTAAGCAGCTACAGGCAACATATGACTCAGAAACAGTTGCTAGAAGCAAAAAACGTGAGGAGGAAATCAACAAAGCAACCATTTTAGGTCAATCAAATTTAATCCCAAAAATTAATGAGCGTTATGATGCTGAAGACAAGTTAGCTCAGAAGCAATTTGATTTTGAAGTAAATGGTTATAAGTGGACTGAAGAACAAAAGCTTGATTACACATATGAAACTAATTCTTTGCGATTAGTTGCTGAAGGCAAACTCTCTGAAGATCAAAGAAAGGTTGCTTTAGATGGCCTGAAATTGCAAAAGCAGCAAGAACTTGAGCTTATAGAGTTGGCTCGTAAAAAACAGTTACTTGAGGCGAAAAGCTCATACATGGGCGAGACTGAGCTAGCAGTAAGGCGGTATCAAGCCGAGTTAAAAGAGATTGAAAAAGTTAGAGATGCTAAACTAAAAGCTGGGTTGCTTAGCGCTAATAATATGGGGCAATTTCAGACTTTAGATAGCGCATCGGATAAGGTTTTTCAGAGCGGTTTTAATGCTTCACAACAAGTATTTCAACAAAATGACCCGCGAGGGTATGCTCAATGGGATTTGCAAAATCGGTATTCAACTGATGCAGGAGGGCTATTAAATACATATATAGACCAAATTAATGGTATTAATCTAATTGCTGATGAGGAACAGAGGAACTCGCAATTATTGGCAGCGCGAGAGCAATATTTACAATCCAGAAAAGCACTGGATGAAAAATATGCTCA